TTAATACCTATAATGGCAAAAGCAATACAAGAGCTTTCTGCAGAGGTAAAAAAACTTAAAAACAAGTAAATATATAATAACAATAAATAACTAATAATTAACATTTTAAAATTAAAATTATGATTGAGTACACAGATGAACAAGCGGCTGCTGATGTAATAGCAGCTATGGATTCAGTTGCAATAGTGACAGCTGTTAGAGCTATTGCTGAAAGCGATAGAACTGACGAAGAAAAAGATTCGTTATTTCGTAACGAAGGACACCTTGTTATAAAAATGGCTAAAGATAAATTTGTAGCAGCGCTTTCAAGCACACAAAAAAGTACTATCGAAGCATTTAAATTGTAAGATGAATATAAGTAAACATGTATCTATGAAAGAAGGTGTGTATAGCATAACTGCTACACGCCTTTGTATAGACAACATACCTACAGAATATCATTTAAACAATATGCAAATTGTTGCTAAAAATGTATTTGAACCTATTAGAGAGTGGGTTGGTGGACCTGTAAAGATAAACTCGTTTTATCGTGGACCAGAACTTAATAAAGCTATAGGTGGAAGTACTAAGTCGCAACATTGCCAAGGTAGAGCAATTGACATAGACGATTCATTTAAACATAAAACAAACGCTGAAATGTTTGAGTTTATAAAAAATGAATTAGATTTTGATCAACTCATATGGGAGTTTGGATCAGAAAAAAACCCTGATTGGCTTCACGTCTCGTACGTAAGCCCTGAGGAGAACCGTAACCGTATATTACAAGCATACCGAGAAGACGGAAAAACAAAGTATAAAATAATATAATGGCAATTAGAAAAACTACTAAAGGAAAAAAACGCAACTTCCGCACAGTCAAAGAAGGTGCAGGTATGACAAAAAAAGGCGTTAGAGCTTATAGAAAAGCAAACCCTGGTAGTAAACTAAAAACCGCTGTAACTGGTAAAGTTAAAAAAGGAAGTAAAGCTGCAAAAAGACGCAAGTCATTTTGTGCTAGATCCAAAGGCTGGACCGGTGTAAGAGGTAAAGCAGCGCGTAGGCGTTGGAAATGTTAAAATTATGGCAAAGAAAAAATTTAGTGAAACAAAAGTCGGAGCTTTTTTAAGTAAAGCTGCTCCAGGTATATTAGGAACTGTTGGTGATGTATTACCAAACAACGGTGTATTTGGTTTAGTAAAAAACTTAATACAAAAAGATCCTGAAATGCCAGCTGAAGATAAAGAAAAAGCAATGAAACTATTAGAAATGGATATAGTTGAAATGCAAGAAATATCTAAACGTTGGGATAGCGATATGAAAAGTGATTCATGGCTTTCAAAAAACACTAGACCTTTAGCTTTAATATTTTTAACAGTATCTCTTGTTTCGTTTATACTATTAGACGGATTTGACATTAGCTTTGGAATAGATAGTGGTTGGATAGATTTATTAAAATCTCTTTTAATTACTGTTTATGTAGCTTATTTTGGCTCTCGAGGAGCTGAAAAGTTTAAATCAATATCAAAAAAATAAACCTTAAAATTAACAATTAATCAAATAAAATTTAATCAAACAAAAAAACCAAAATTATGAGTAAAGAATTAAAAGTAACACCGGAACAATTAGAAAAAATTCAAGCACAACAAAATGTTAGAACTAGATTACTATTAGATATAGGATCTGTTGAAGCGCAAAAGTTTGACTTAATGAATGCTTTAGCTAACGTAGCTGCTAAAACCAAAGAAACCGCTGAAGAACTTGAAAAAGAATACGGTAAGATTAACATCAACCTTGAAGATGGTACTTACGAAGAAGTGGTAGTAGAAGAAGAAAAACAAGAAGAAGAAGAAAAATAAAATCAAATTCCTATGGCTAAGTTAATTAGAAAAATAAGCATAGGAACTGACTATAAAAATGAAGCAATGCATTATTCCGTAGGCCAACAGGTCTACGGAGGTCATTGTATTTCTAATATATTATTTGACCAAAAAGATAACTCATATAATATATATATTGAAAAAAATAAAGAAACCATACCTTGGAAAAAATTTAATTCTAATATGGCTATTTCAATTGAATATAATTTAGAATACTAATGCAAAGTTTATTTAATTTTATAGTACAACCTAAGAACGGTAGGTACAGTAATGAAGTTTCTGTAGGTGATAAAAAACTTATATTAAACACAACAATGGACGATCATAAGTTTGTTAACAGAATAGGTATAGTTAAATCAATACCTTTAATTGGTAAAACAAACATAAGCGTAGGAGATGAAGTTATAATACACCATAATGTATTTAGAAGATTTCACGATGTAAAGGGTAGAGAAAAAAATAGCTCTTCATATTTTAAAGAAGATTTATATTTTTGTTACGAAGAACAAGTGTTTTTATTTAAACATAATAACAAGTGGCAAACACCACTCAATTATTGTTTTGTAAAACCTATAGTTGAAAAAACAAAGTCTATTATAAGTGAAGAAAAAGAACAAAGACTTATTGGAATACTAAAATACGGTAATAGTTCCTTAGATGCGCTAGAAATAAACGAGGGGAGCCTAGTAGGGTTCAGCCCTAGCAGTGAATACGAGTTTATAATCGATAATAATAGATTATACCGTATGAGAACTCAAGATATTACAATCAAATATGAAAATAAAGGAGACGAAGTTGAATATAATCCAAGCTGGGCAAGTGGCTGTGGACGAACTTATTAAGGTTGCAAAAGAACCTATAGTAGATTCAGATGATGACATCTCTGCAGACAGGCTTAAAAACGCTGCTGCAACTAAGAAGTTAGCAATATTTGATGCTTTTGAAATACTTAAACGTATTGAAGAAGAAAAAGACTTGTTAAATGATAAACCTAAAGAAGTTAAAAAAGAAATTAGTTTTAAAGGATTTGCAGAAAGAAGATCTAAGTAATGGCTTATCAACAAACTTTATATAAAATATTAGACGATCATATAAAACAAAAAGTTATAGATCGCATGAATAGATACAACAAGTGGGAGTATGGTTACAATGAAGAACATGATGTTGTAGTTGTTAGTAAAACAGGTAAAATAGGTGAAGTATACGAAATACAAAACCTTAAAATAGCTTTACCTTTATGTGAAAAATCTTATAAAAGATCAAACAAAAAAGAAGAACAACACTGGCAACCTTTTGAATATCCTAAACAATTAAACGCAATTAAAACTGTATTTGATTGGAAAGAATATCCTGATGAATTTAAAGAAAGGTGGTATGAATACATAGACGAAGAATTTAAACGTCGTGAAGAAGGTTTTTGGTTTAACAACAACGGTAAGCCTATTTTTATTACTGGACCTCATTATATGTATTTACAGTGGACTAAAATAGATATTGGAAAACCAGACTTTAGAGAAGCTAATCGTTTATTTTTTATATTTTGGGACGCTTGTTTAGCAGATTCACGATGCTACGGTATGTCTTATCTTAAAAATAGACGTTCTGGATTTTCTTTTATGGCATCTGGAGTATGTGTAGATATGGCAACTATATCAACTGATTCACGTTTTGGTATATTATCAAAGTCAGGTGCTGATGCTAAAAAAATGTTTACAGACAAGGTAGTGCCAATATCAGTAAATTACCCGTTTTTCTTTAAACCAATACAAGACGGTATGGATCGTCCTAAAACTGAAATAGCATATAGAGTTCCAGCATCTAAATTAACAAGAAAATCAATATTAAAAACTACAGAAGCTAGCGAAGCTTTAACAGGTCTTGATACAACTATTGATTGGAAAAACACTGGAGACAATGCTTATGATGGTGAAAAGCTAAAATTACTAGTGCATGACGAAAGTGGTAAATGGGAAAGACCTAACAACATATTAAATAACTGGAGAGTTACAAAAACTACTCTTAGGTTAGGATCAAGAATTATAGGTAAGTGTATGATGGGATCAACATCAAACGCTTTAGAAAAAGGAGGCGATAATTTTAAAGATTTATATTATGATTCAGATGTCACACAAAGAAACCGCAATGGACAGACTCGCTCAGGACTCTATTCTTTGTTCATACCTATGGAATGGAACTACGAAGGATACATTGATATGTATGGAATACCT